AATCACAGCATTATCAGCGGGAAGTGCGTCAACGTTTTGAAGACCCTCTGACCCTGCGTAGATTGACGGACTAATTGAAATAGTCACTTCACCTGAGCCGTTAGCTGTAGCATCGGCGGTAACAACAAACTGCTGATCAACACCATTTAAAACTGTTTTGTTAATTGGGTGTACTTTTTGTACATCAGCAATAGTAAAAACAGTACCCTTGGTGATTGTAGCACCGTTGGCTAGACCATCGATAGCAAGAGTGCTCGCGCCCTCTGATACAGATGCATCATTTACAGCCGCAGGATCGGTGTCAGTACCGTTGGTGTGCGATGGAACAAGCTGAGTCTCAACCCAATCAAAACCATCAGCACGGCCAATATAGCCTTCGCGGTATTGCTTGGCGATTTCTTCAGATGACTGAAACAAACCCTTACGAGCATCCACAGCCTTCGCACCGCTTCTGCTGTTCATAAACAACATACGGTCAGCCGTGGGACATAAATCCTCATCAAGCGCAGTCTTTGCATCGAGAACATCAGAAATAGTAAACGCATTACTGCCTGCTGTGCCTGTGAAGTTGTAAGTCGCGTCTGAAGCAATCTCCATACAGCGGCCTTCGATCTCATGCGCCAGTGTGTCCGCTGCGGGCATACCGAAGCGCTTAAGTGCGCGCGCAACGTCAACGTCCGTAGCCAACTCAAGAGAGTCAAACTCATCTGCATCCGTCGCAGTTTTGTTAAGCACCAAAGGAGCCTTCTCTTCTGTTACATCCTTGTTCTTAGATGTAATGTCCAAGTTGTCTCGCTGTGCAATTTTACGTGTGGGGATAGATGTGTAAATCGTATCGCCTGCTTTAAATTGGTTTTTGCCTTCGAACTCTGATGGGTCTGCTTGCTCAACAAATCCACAGAACTTCAAGTTATCGCGCAAACGTTGCGCAACACCTTTGGCAAATAAGCCCGGTCCGTCCTTGACGGTATTAATAGTATTAGCCATGCTGCTAACTCCTTATTTTAGTCCCAAGTTCTTGAGAACGTCTCCGTCCCCAATATCTTTCTTGGGTGCGCTTCCGCCCTTTGGTTTCTTTGCGGGTTTCGGCGCAGGTTTAATTTCTTCTGCTTTAGGAGCTTTCAAACTTTGTTGGATCTTGTAGACCTCAACGGCGGCTTGCGGTGGGCTGAGTTGTGATATCTCGCGTAACTTGTCGAGGTTCTCACCACCATTGCCTGCGAAGTAATCGATTGTTTGCGGGACATTGCCCATAAACGCCTGATCTACGATTGCGCGCTCAACGGCAGGGTTAACGTCCATAAGCTTTACGAACTGCTCAAACTCTGCTTTGCTTGCCATGTAGTTGGGGTTTACGTTTAAATACTCTTGTTCCTGTTGCTGAACCAAGGATTGACGCTCCATTGCAATCTTCTGTTGCTCTAATTGGAGTTGTTTATTTTGAAACTCTTTGATTGCTTCCTGTTTGGCTGTTTCCGCTACGTATTCATCGCGGGCCTTTTGGAAGTCTTCAAAGGTGTCAAAGTCTTCAACCTTGGGTTCGTTTACAGGCTCTTGAGGCTTTAACTGACCCTCAAGCTTTTTAAGTTCCTGTAGCTTGTTATCGTAGGCTTCTTGCAAGTCACGATATGCCGCCTGTCTGCGTTCGGCTTTCTTAGTCTGTTTAGCAATTTTGCTTTCAAGCTGTTCAACCTTTTGCTCGGGCGTTAGTTCAGGTTCTTCTGCCTTTTCAACGGCTTCCGCGTCCTGATTTTCGTTCGAAGGTTCTGCTTTCGCGTTCTCTTCTGTAGTTGGCGCTTCATTTTGGGCAGGCGCTTCTGCCGCAGGCGAGGTATCAACCTCTATCTGTGGTTCACTCATTGTGTTCGACCTTTATCTAGTCTGTAGGGGGTTCATCGGGGGAAGGTTCGGATGCAACCTCATTAAGCTCGCGTTCTTTAGCGTCGAGCATAATCTCTAGTGTTTCTCTCTGTTCTTGTACTCCAGCGTCAAGCTCGCCAACCATCTGCATGATTCTTGAAACGTCTTTGGCGCTTACAATCTCACTTGTGGTCTTGGCCGCTTCCGCGAGTATCTTCTTAATCTCGGCTTGGGTTTTATGAGCTTCACTTTGAAGCTTAAGACCGCTTTGCCTTAACTCTTCTGTCTTGGCTTGCTGCTCAAACTGCTCGTTCTTTGCTTTATCCTGTAGAGCCGCCTCGTAATTCATTAGGCGCTCTTCCATTTGCTGTATCAGCGCTGCCGCCTGTTTAAGCTTTGCGGCCTGCGGGTCATCGTCTAACAGCTCAGGGTTCATAGTGGCGCGGATACGCTCGGCAATCTCCCTGCTCATTGGAAGATCAAGAGCCTCAAACAATAGATCAGCAGTTACATCTGCCAGTTCAGGCTTGGCCCTCACCAACTCAATTAACTTGTCAGCTGTCTCTTGTCGCTTGCTTGAATAAGACGCACCCACATCAAGGGAAACGTCATACTTACCTGCTTTAAGGTCGTATATCCCATCGGATGCCACATTTTTACTTGCAGGCTTATACCCGTCTTCACCATTTACGTATGGCTGATTAACAGGAACGTTCTCTTCTTGCCCGTCTTCTCCCAAGATACGAACAATGCGTGCATCTGAATAAAGACGCGGGATCATATCAACCAAGATGCGTCCGACTTGCGCAATACTCATTGCGAGATTGTCCACAAAGTGGAAGGTGGCGTTGTCGCCTTCAATCTGTTTATTGCGGATAGCAACCCCGGATACGTTTCCAACAGCCTCGCCCATATTGGCTTGCGGCATCCCCAGACTTAAGCGGATATCATCGCGGGCGCTGTTGGCCTCAAACATAATTGACTGAGAACCTTCAATGTTCGGCAGGCGGCTAGGTGGTTCCACACGCTGCCCGTTCTCATCGTGAACCACGTCATATTCTAGTGCGCTAAAGCTTTCCCGATTAGCATTCGCCCACTTATCTGCATTGCTATCGAATGAACCCTTTGCCCCGATAATCGGTGCTTTAGGTTGTAGGGCTAGGATGTGTGTGCTTTCAGACTTGAAGTAGTTGTACATCATCTGTGCGTCTTTAGCCTGCCTGATAAGGCTGTGAAACTCGCGGACACCATCCATGTACACTTCCTGACCGATTACAGGCACGACTGGAATGTATTTACTTGGAAACTCTTCTTTCTCTAACGGCTCTTCGACGCCGCCAAAAACACAGTAATAAACTGTAGGTAGCTCAACGGAGCGCTCACTCAATATCTCGTATTCAATTGACTCTTCTTCAAGATTGGATATACCCTCACTGTAAGTATTATAAACATCACCGTTTGGAAGCCTCACACGATAGAGCGTATCAGCCTTGTATTCTTTGTAGTAGCACTCAAGGACACAGATTTCGTCTTCATCATCCATGTCTACGAAGCTTGTTACATCTTCGCCGTACATCTCTTGGGCTTTTTCTTTGAGCATGGTTGTCTCAATGACAGCCCATTCAGCATCACTGCCGTCGATAGCCTCGGATGCAGGATCAAGCATGACCTTTTGGAAGTCTACGATCCTCTCGATATATGGTTCTTGGTCAAATGTCTGTTCGTCTACATATCTTGACCCAAGACGTATCCAACCAATCCCCGCGCCAACCGCATTCATTGTCGATGTCATGTAGGCATTCTGTGCGTTGGAACACTTCTCGATATTCCTGATTAACCCCGCAAGTATCTCGGCAGTATCTACATCTGCTTCACTATCAACAGGGCTTACACGAATAGCTAATCGTGCTTGGCGTATGTCGTTAATAACTTGCTGCGCATATGGCATAAGCTGATTAAGAACAAGAACAGGCTTACCGCCTTTTTTACGGGAGCTTTCAGCTTTTGAATCCCACTGGCCCTCACCGTGTAGAAACTTCCAGTCTTCCTCGCAATCCTCATACAGAGGTTTGTAGTGAGACTTGGCAAGCTCATACTTCTCTTTAATATCTTCGTAATCCATTATGACATCCATGATGTGGAAGCCGGAACGTAACCATCATCGTTCGGTTTTTTGTCGGCCTCGTTTACTAACTCTGGGTTGACCGCGAATGTCCTGAAAGAACTAGCACCGTGCGAAGCCTCGTCGTGAAGCTCTTCTTGGGTGTACATCATTGTTACTTTGTTAAATTTTCGACGGTAATTATCGAGGTGAGCTATGATGCGCCCACACGTTTCCTCGTGGAAATAACACTGCTTAAGCATGGGTTTGCAGCTTCTTTGTATGTCTTTCCAAACATTCTTAGATCGATTGGTGACTTTAATCGGCCTTATGCCGCTTTGTTGTGCGGCTTGCTTGTCCGTGAAAAGCTCAGTGCCGCGCATTCTGTTGTTCCCGTCATGTGGGAAAAAGTGCCTAATGTAGTTGTAGCCTTTTTCACGCAACATATTTGCGTAATGACCCCAACCCTCATTATTATTTTCGTAATAATCAATAAACCGATGCTGACCGTTAATGTTCTGATAAAACAGGCAGGTCATCAGGTCGTTTGTGCCCAAGTCCCACCACGTATAAACACCAAACCTTTCGTCATACGGGTAGTGGCCAATCTGGCCGTTAGCCCTAACATGCTTCATTTCATCGGTATAAAATGCACCCTCAAGAGAGCCTTCAAACGCCTCTTCTGGCGTTGACGGATACTCCTGCTTCATATCCTCACCCTGTTGGGCAAGCTTAAGCACATACCAAGCTTTTTGTGCGGCAGTTAACCCTACACCCAACCTTGCAAAATATTTTTTTTGCTCCTCGGTAATCGGTGTGTTCTTTACCTCCTCTGGAGTCGCTACGTAATCAGGGTTACGCCACCAAGGGTAAAAGAAAAACTTAGGCTCTATTCTTGCTAAAGCCTTTCCACTATCAGAAAGCTTTCTAGCAGTCTCACACAGATCGTAAAACTCACCTGTCTTGCCCTCTGCTGTAGACTCTATAAATATCTGCTGCCCTGACTCGACAGTATTGAGTGCCCCGGTCTTTACCTCTTTAGCCTTGTCTGGATACTTTGCTGAAAGTTTTCCGTATTCGGAAACCAGCAGTTTTTGAAACGTACCAGAACGCAAAGAAGTACCAACATATATGCTAGACCCGTTACTAAACTCTAGCGTTCTTGCGCTATCGCTTGTCGCGGGTATCTCCGCTTTCAACCATTCAGGAAGCTTGTCATACGCAAAGCGCACCTTGTTTTTAAACAACTCTTGCGCATCATTAAGTGTGTGGGCTATCACGCCCGCAGAGTGGTTTGAGTTAAACAGGCAGGCGTCTAAAAAGTAAATTAGAACGAAGGTGGTGAACCCTAACTGCCGCGCCTTAAGGATAACATCCACATAATGTAGATTTTCATACAGATCGCGCTGCGCCCAGTTCATCTTGAACGTGACTACGCGTCCTTTTTTGTCCTTGATTTTGTATAGATTGTTTAACCGCCACTCTCTATCAGAAAGCTTGCTTTTAAGCTTCTGGTAAGTCTGCGCTTGTTCCATCAATGTCTTCTAGTATTTTACCAATACCCAAATTACCGCTTAGTTCAGTTTCTTGCTTATCTCTCCAACCAAAGTTATTCTTTAGATTGAAGATGACGCCTGTGACATTGTTTCCGAACAGTCTTTGCTCTACAGCAGCCTCAATTCTCGCCTTGGCCTTTTTTATAGTGTTACGAAACTCAGGATTGTCTTTGTTTTCATAATCTATTAGACCTTTACGCGTCATGTTCAAAGCAAGAGCTAAGCCCGTTACCGTTGGAACATAATCGTCTATGCCACCAAGTGTTTTTTGCTCTTCTTCCT